TCTTTTTCCTCTACAACCTCAGTTTCAGTTTCTTCTTTTTTATTTGGTTTTAGTTCCACGTCAATAGATTTACCTGATGTATCTAATTCAACCATCAGTGCATCTTCTTTTAACGATTCTACTTTTGCTGCTTCGGGCATGGTTATATCTCCATGTTTAGTGTGTTACTGGTGATAGAATACTTTCTGGATCTTCAACAGTCCCTAGTATTTCATCATCATTAAGTATGCGTAGTTCTCCGCCTTCAATGTTAAGACGTGATCCAGCGTATCGGGCAAATACTACCCAGTCTTTCTCTTGGCACCATGGTCCATTTGGAAAACGTTCTTTGTCGTTATACGCATCTGGTCCAACTTTTAAAACTAATCCAACATTAGTTGAGATTTGAGTTTCTTCTATTGCTTTTTCTGTGAGATAGACTCCGCCTTTAGTTTTGCCCTTACCCTTGTGAGGTAATACTAATAGGCGCCAACCTGTAGGTTCTGGTAATTTTGTGGATTCTTTTTTTTGTTCTTCTTTTTCTTTTTGTTTCTTTTGCACCGCTTTGGCAACATGCATTGGTAAAATTAAATTACTCATTTTGCTCCTGTTTCTTTTTTAGCAGGTCCGTGAGTTCCTGTTCAATATAATTTAGTGTATCAAGTTGACCTAAATGATTTTGATATTCATTCCAATCTTTTACTTGATTACTGATTATTAACTGAGTTATTTGGTTTTGTCTAGTTCTAATTATTTTGTAGATTCTATCTACTATATGTATTACATCCATTCTTTATTTCTTTTTAGTTATTAATCCCATTGCTCCTTTAGCACCCTTAATACCAAAACTGGCTGAACATGCAATATACAATAAGTGTTTGTAATAATCAGGAAGTGAGTGTAATGCCTCAAACCCTGCTTTAATGTGTGGTGTCCATCCAGGAATAAATACGGCCACCGCCGGAACCAACAGGCATATTAAAATTAGCTCATCTTTCCAGCTGCCTTTCATTTGATTGACCGCACTGGCCTCCCACGAAATTTTGCCCGCGATCTGCTGTTCTTTAATAGCCTTAGCTGCTTTAATTTCAGTAACGGCTAATTCTTGTTTTGCTTTCTTTGTCTCTGCGAAACTCTTGACGCCGTCAGCGACGACGCCAAGTAAAGGTTTAATTAATAGGCTTAGCATTATCCTGCCATTCCTGATATTACGGCAATAGCGATTGCAGCAATCACACCGGCTTTAATCCAGTCTTTCATGCCCCACTCGTTCCATTCTTTAATCCATTGCCATGTGTCTTTTAATAATTTCATGTTAACCTCCTAACACCCAGGGCATTCACCCTTACAATACTCACACATGTTACCTCCTTAGTTTTCAGTTAGAGTAAAATCAGGCTCAAATAAAACATCGTATTCGTAACCCTCATTTATTTTCAAAACTTTATCAAGTTTGTCGATTGCCTCTTGTATATCGTGTTCGCAGTTAGCGCAACTACAATGACAAGATCCACCGTTAGTGTGATGACACTCATGTCCGCAATTTTTACAAATAGCCATTAATGTAAAGTTATTCTTTTGACCTCATAGTTATCAATGCCATTAGCAAAAGCATCCATCATAACTTGAGTTTGTTCTGGACCTAATAAATTTAAATAAATTGTTTTTGCAACCACCATAAGCGAAGCACTAAGAACCATTGGGTCATTAGGGTATTTCGTTGCAAAATTAAAAGCATCGTCCAGTATTTCTTTTGGACTAAACTTTTTTTCTTTTTGTTTTTTTTCTTTTTGTAACATGTCCGCCTTTACTTGCTAAATATTTAGGTATGCTAGCACCTTTTTTCAACATTTGCGATATTTTTCTTGAGTCCCCTACTCTAGTTCCAGGTTGTTTTCTATATTTTTTTCTTAATTTTTTAATTATATCTGCTGATAGTTTACCGTTTGCCATTATTAACCTCTTTTCGATGTTAAAGATACTTCTGCACGTAGATCTGCTATATCCTCTTGACTTTGTATACGCTCTTTATCAATATTATCTTTTTGTTCTAGTTTTTTACCTTCAAAATTAAGTTTTTCTAGGTCTAAATCTAGTCTTTGCTCTGATAATTCTTTGTTTTGCCTAATTTCTTGTGCTCTAAGCATTAATTCTTGTTGTTTTAAGCTAATTAATGGGTCTTTTTCTTCTCTGTTCATCATTTCTTGCTCCTCATTTACCATTTCATTAGTTAATTCAGTAATTCTTTGTGCAATTTCAACTTCATTTTGTTGTTGAAACTGTTGTAAGAGTTCTGGAGGTATCTGACCACCCATTTTTTGTGCTTCTTGCTCAATAAGTGGTGCATTTTTCTTTGTAACTTCTTCTCTTGCTAATAATGCAACATGTTCAGAGATGTGTGATTGTAATAAACCCATGGTTGGAGGATTATTTGCAACTAAAAAAGAACTCATAAAGGCTCTGTGAGCATCTATGTGTGCTTGATGCGCCTGACCAGGGAAAGCTTTGAGTGCTAACATCTGTAAAGACTTCGCATTCTCCATTCCTGGATCTTCAGGTTGGGGTTGCTGTGGAGGAGGTAAAAGCATATCTATGTCCCTCACCCCTAATGCTTCATACATTCTTTTGTAAGCTTCATGTAGGTTGTGCATCTGTGGATTAGAGGATGCCATTTGTAATTGTGTTTGTGCTAGAGTAACGCGCTGCGCCATAGAAAAAATATTTGGATCAGATATTGGAAGTATGTCAATACGTTGGTCAAAATCTTGTTGCTTAATAACTCTGTTGCCACCACGTATAGCGTAAGGATACTCAGGAGGTAGGCTCTCTGCAAAAACTCTAGATAATAATTTAAATTCAACTTTTTGTGCGTAATGTAATCTTTTATGTATAGCGTTCATGACTTTCGTGCCGCGTTCCATAATGGCCATTGTTGTTCCGACTGGATTTGCTTGTGAACCCTCGCCCATTTTATTATCTGCTATAGATGCAAATCTTCTACCTGCGTCTACTACAAATCCTAATAAAGCAAAAAGAGTTTGACTTGGTTCTTTATAAGGAACCAACATTAAAGATTCACGGATTGCACCTCCTGGTGCATCGACATCCCTAAACTCTCCTGGTTGTAGAGGTTCATCATCATCTCTGACTCGCAGTCCTCTTGCTTTAAATCCTGCTGGTAAGTTAGCTAATGTACCTGCATCAATGAGTTGTCTTAGTGCTGAGGTAGCAGTTCTTGATAACCCACCAAGCATGTGTATAAGACCAAAGCCATAAAAACCAAGGCCAGGCAAAAACTTGTAATGAACAAAGTATTGAATCTTTTTTCGTAGTATGTCTCCCTCTGCATAGTTGCGATAGATAGACAATACTTTTCCAGAACCTTCATCAACAGTAACCACATAAGGTAATTTAATACCAGTTGATTCTCCTGTTGTCGCGTTCTTATCTTCGAAACCTGCTATGTCTAAATCGCAATGGAACTCTAGTAGTACAATATCTTCTGCGTTATATGTTTCTGTTACACCGTCTAACTCATCATACTTTTTAGCTGCATCATTTTTATCGACAGGGCTTTCAGAAATATCTATGTCACGATACATACCACCCACTTGTTTCTTGCGAAGTTCGTTACTCATCATTTTAACAACGTGAGTTATTCTTTCACATGACTCCATGTCGGTGGTGTTGTATGGAATAACAACATCCTCTGCTGGTATAAACTTTGAAACTGCTCTGCCTTTAACAGCATCATAATAAACTTTTTTAAATGCACTTCCTGCAAGAGGTAAGTGAAATAACATCTGATCTAGTTCTTGATCATACTCTTCCATCTCATAGGATATTTGATAATTCATAAACTCCTTTACACGTTGAGATTGTTCTTCAACTTGCGGAGTAATCTCACCAACGATCTGTGTTCTAACAGGACCTTCGGCTGGTAATAATTCTTTGTAAGCTTGTGCTTGAAACTGTGTAACTGTTTCTGCAAGTAAAGGATGTGTTACACCACTAGCACCTGGAAAAGGTTTTGATCTATCTTCGTAAGAAAATCCTAATAGGTCTAATCCATCTGTATATGATTTTAACCAATCAGCTCTTGCATCTTTATCATATTCATAATCACTCATCAGTCCTGACGCTAAAGATTCTAATTCATCTTCAGTAATTAACTCTGCAAGGTTAGCATTGAATGCTCCTTGTTCCGAGGTATCTTCTGCAGGATTGACTATTGCTGAACCGTCGTCCAAGATCATCGCATCACCTTCCATTAAAGGTTGTTGAATCTCTCTTGCTGAATCAGGTTCTATTTGAATGTCAATCTGATCTTCTGGATTATTTTTTTCGATAGCCATTATTACTGTGCTCTCATTAATCTATTTCTTAAGGCTTCTAAAGTCCTGTCATCCATAGTTTGAATTAAACCTTCTCCTGGTTCTTGCTTACCAAATATTTGAAACATGTCAGGTAATTTTTGATAAAGACTTTCTAGTCCTGAGCCTGCTTTTTGTGCAATAGATCCTAGATCAGACTGGCCTTCTTTAATTAACTTTAATTGTTCTTCAGGAACAATTTTTGAATTTAAAATATCAATAACAGCATTCATTGCTTCTTCATTACCACTCAAACCCATTTGTAATGATCTTAAATAATCACTGGCAAGCTGAATAGTGTCAACTCCCTTTTGATCTCCTGCTGCTCTCATAACTTCAGATGCTGC